GGAGAAGGTCTGCCCGGAATGCGGCGTGGTGTTTCAGCCGACGCATTCAAGGCAGGCCTACTGCGAGGCGAGCTGCGCCAGCATGGCGCACTCGACACGGATGATTGGAGCGGGGAACTCGTACTACAAGGACGGCAGTTCATACGCGTCCTTGTTCAACCAGATGCGCCTGCTGGTGCAGGTGCGGGACAAGGGCTGTGTGGTGTGCCTGACGCAGCGGGACCTACAGTGCCACCACATCAACGAGGTAGTGACGGACAACCGGCCGCAGAACTTAATCATGCTGTGCCGGAAGCATCACATCGAGCACCACAAGTCGCATACGACGCCCTTCTCATGGTTGGGCGCAGTTGCGGAAGCCCGATGCCTGTGTATGACCTCCAAGTGGAGGACGCAGGTTGCTTCTTTGCTGACGAGGTACTCACAGGCAACTGCCTAGTCATCGACGACCCGGTGAAGAACGCCGAGGAGGCGGACAGCGCCGACGCGCGGGAAAAAGTCTGGGAGTGGTACCTGTCCACCGCGTACACCCGCTTGGCGCCCGGCGGCGGCGTATTGATAGTACAGACTTGGTGGCACGATGACGACCTGAGCGGCCGCCTCCAACAGATGATGGCGCACGGGAAGGACGACCCCGACATCGATCAGTTCGAAGTCGTGAAATATCCGGCTCTGGCTACGGCCGATGAGTACCTGGACGAAGACACGAGTGAGATCGTCCAGGCTGCGCCCGAAGACCCCGTGGCGATTGCTCAGACTATGCGCCGCCTGCGCCTCCTACGCAAAAAGGGCGAGGCGCTGCACCCGAGTCGGTACGACACGAACAAGTTGAACAAGATTCGGGCCCTGAACCGCAAGGACGACGGCACGGATGGCCGGTGGTGGTCCGCCCTCTACCAGCAGAACCCGGTCCCGGACGACGGCGGGTACTTTACGAAGAGCCAGTTCAAGCGCGCAGTACCGCCGCACATCTCACGATGCAACGTATTCATGGCGTGGGACTCTGCAATCAGCGAAAAGAAGCAGAACGACTACACCGTCGGCGTCGTGGGCCTGCAGGACGACGACGGCGTGCTGCACACAGCGGAAGTCGCCCGTTTCAAGTCGGCCGATAGTTTCTTTAACGTAGAATCGATATTGAATACGCGCAACAGGTGGCCGAGTGCGTCGATTCAACTCGGCTGCGCGGACGGGCAGCTTTACCGCGCGATCGAATCCCTTCTGACAAAACGCATGAGAGAGCGCAAAATGTACCCGGCGGTCGAGGTACTGAAGCCCATCACGGACAAAATGGCTCGAGCCCGGCCACTGCAGGGCCGGATGCAGCAGGGGATGGTGAGTTTCAGTTCTTCGGGCGAGTGGTACGAGGAACTGCGCAACGAGATGCTCCGCTTCCCCGCCGGTGTCCATGACGACCAGGTCGACGCGCTGGCCTGGATGACGAAAATGGCCGTGGGGCGACAGGCCCCGAGAAAGCAGCAGAGGCAACCCATGAAATCGTGGAAAGACAGGCTCAAGACAATCGGTGGCACGGTCGGCCACATGGCCGCATGATGAAGCTCAACCCGACGAAGCTCGCGCTGCTGTTGGCGCAACGCCGGTTCCTGCCCGAGTGGCCGGCGCTGGCAGATTCGTTTGCCCGCGACGTCCAGCGGCTCACAGAAGCACTGAAGGTAAAAACGTGACCCACCCATGCGCCGAGCTTGTCGCGCGTTGTTTCGCCGCCCGCACAACGGCTCACTTCGCTCATCTCACCACGACCAGCTACGCACAGCACATGGCGCTGGGCGATTTCTACGACGCCGTGGCTTCAGCCGCCGACGAGTTCGCTGAGTGCTACATGGGTACCTTTGGCAAACTCAAACCGGGCGACTTCCCGACGGTCCGTCTGAGCACGGCGGACCCCGTCACCCACATCACAGACCTACGGACCTGGATCACCCAGCACCGCGACGAGTGCTGCGGGCCGTACGAGGACGAGAGCGAAGAAAAGGCGAAGGGCGAAGACGTTGACTGCACGGAGCTGGCGAATCTCATCGACAACATCCTGGCCGTCGTCGACAAGACTCTTTACAAACTGAAATTCCTCTCCTGAAGGCCACCATGCCGCTGAATACTGCTCTGTGCATGAAGACCTGGAACCGGTATGCCTGGGCCCGGGACAACGGTCACCAAGCTTTCGTCGAGAAGGCCGATAAATGCGAGCGCTTCTTCGCTGGCGACCAGTGGGACGCCTCCGATGTCGCGAAGCTCAAACTGGCCCGGCGCCCAGCCCTGACGATCAACAAGATCATCAGCACGATCAGCAACGTGATGGGTGAGCAGATATTCAACCGGGCCGAGACTGCGTTCCGTCCCAGGTCGGGCTCGCCCGCCGAAGTGGCTGAAGCGCTGACAAAAGTCTTCAAGCAGATCAGCGACAACAACCAGCTGGACTGGAAGCGCAGCGACATGTTCGCTGACGGGATCATCACGAGCCGTGGTTTCCTCGACGTGCGCATTGGCTACGGCGACAGCGTGCAGGGCGAGGTCGAGATCACGAACCTGAACGCGAAGAACGTCATCGTCGACCCCGATGGTGAGGAGTACGACCCCGACAGTTGGTCCGAAGTCTTCGTCACGAAGTGGGTCACAGCTGACGACATCGCTGTGCTGTTCAACAAGACCGACGCAGAGCTGCTGCGCAACCGCGAGCAGAGCTACTTCCCCTACGGCTACGACTCGATCTCAGCGCACCGGGACAGGTTCGGGAATCGCCTGAACCCGATGTACGCCGGGGACTACGACAACTCGTCCGTGCTGCGCAACATCCGGTTGATCGAGCGTCAGCACCGCATGCTGGACAAGCAGAAGCACTTCGTCAGCGCAGAAGGCGACATGCGCGCCATCCCCGAAGACTTCCCGCGCGACAAGATCGCGTGGTTCGTCGAGAAGTACGGCTTCACCGTGACGACAAAGCTGGTGCGTCGCATCCGTTGGACTGTCATCGCCGACAACATCGAGCTGCACGACGACTGGAGCCCGTACAAGCACTTCACCGTGGTGCCGTACTTCCCGTACTTCCGGCGCGGCTCTACGATCGGGCTGGTCGAGAACCTGCTGGGCAGTCAGGAGCTGCTGAACAAGACCTCCAGCCAGGAGTTGCACGTCGTCAACACGACGGCGAATTCGGGGTACAAAGTTCGCAGCGGCTCGCTGACAAACATGACGCCCGAAGAGCTTGAGCAGCGCGGCGCTGAGACCGGCATCGTCATCGAGACGAACGGCGACCCCGAGTCCGACGTCGTCAAGATTCAGCCGAACCAGGTGCCCGCCGGGCTCGACCGGATCAGCTACAAGGCCGAAGAGCACATCAAGACGATCTCGGGCGTGTCGGACTACATGACCGGGCAGGCGCGCGAGGACGTGGCTGCGAAGGCCATCGACCGGAACAAGCAGAGCGGTGCCACGGGCTTGGCCAAGCCGATGGACAGCCTCACGCGCACGGACCACATCCTTGCGCGCAACATCCTGGACCTGGTGCAGGAGTTCTACACCGAAGAACGCCTCATCACGATCACGAAAAACTCCGCCACCGGTGAGCAGGAGTCGATCATGGTCAACCAGGTCACGCCAGAAGGGACGATCGTCAACGACTTGACCCTGGGCGAGTACAGCGTCGTCACGACGTCTGTGCCGCACCGCGAGACGATGGAAGACAGCCAGTTCGATCAGGCCGTCGCCATGCGCGAGATGGGCGTCCTCATCCCCGACAGCGTGATCGTCAACGCCAGCCGCCTGCTCAACAAGAGCGAGATCATCAAGCAGATGGAGGGCGACAAGGACTCGCCCGAGGCCCAGGCCCAGGCCGAACTCCAGCGCCGCGCGCAGCTCGCCGAGGTGGCGAAGGCTGAGGCCGAGGGCGCAGCAAAGGGCGCTGACGCAGGGCTCAAGCGCGCGAAGGCCGACAAGACCGCCGTCGAGACGCAGGTGCTGGCGAACACACCCATCGAAGACCCGAACACTGCGGGTGGCGCTGACCCGGGGCTCGAGATGGCGAAAGCTGAACACGAGGCTGGGCTCAAAGAGCGCGAACTCGAACACAAGCAGCGCATGGACTTCATGAACCACGGCCTGAAGCGCGAGGTCGAGAACAACAAGCTGCGCCTTCAGGCCCAGGACGCCGCTGCGAAGCGCACCAACGACCGCATGGTGGCTACGAGA